CATTTGTGCAGTTCCTGACTGCACAAATTGCAAACAACTATATATAATGAATACAAAAGCGTTACGCCAAAAAATACTCGACCTTGCGATACATGGCAAACTTGTACCGCAAGACCCGAACGATGAACCTGCCTCGGTGCTGCTCGAACGCATCAAGGCAGAGAAGGAACGCCTTATCAAAGAAGGCAAAATCAAACGTACCAAGCGGTCAAAAGCTGCTTGTGATAAGCCTCATTATCCCTATGAATTGCCGGAGGGGTGGTGCTGGACGACAATAGAAGATGTTTGTTCAAAAATAGGTTCTGGCAGTACGCCAAAAGGTAGTAACTACTCAAAAGAGGGCATTCCTTTCTTTCGATCACAAAACGTGCAAAACTTTGGGATTGTTTTATCTGATATAAAATATATATCTGAGGAGGTACATCAATCAATGAAAGGAACCGAGGTCATTGCTAACGATTTATTGTTGAATATTACAGGTGGTTCATTAGGTAGGTGTGCGGTTGTTCCAATTAATTTTAAAATAGGAAATGTTAGTCAGCATGTTTGTATTTTGCGAACAGTGCTCGTTAAGCCTGAATATTTGCACTGTTTTATTTTGTCTTCTTTCTTTGCAAAAAGTATGAAGATAACAGGAAGTGGACGTGAAGGTTTACCCAAATATAACTTGGAAAAGATGCTTTTCCCATTACCTCCAATACATGAACAAGAAAGAATTATAATTGAGGTCAAACAACTACGGAATTATATTAATAAACTTGACACATGTCGTGGCAATCTGATAGAATTGGTATCACAAGCCAAGTCTAAAGTTCTAGACCTTGCCATTCACGGCAAACTCGTACCGCAAGACCCATCGGATGAGCCAGCCAGTGAATTGCTCAAGCGCATCAATCCTAATGCGGAAATCACTTGTGATACCCCGCATTATCGCAATCTGCCTGAAGGATGGGCGGTAACGACAATTAAAGATATGTGCGAAAACATCAATGGATTATGGAAAGGTAAGAAAGAACCATTTGTAAACGTAGGTGTTATCCGTAATGCCAATTTTACAAAAGATTTCAAACTTGATTACTCAAAGATAGAGTATATTGATGTTGAACAACGTGCTTTCAATCAGCGCCATTTGAAGAATGGGGATTTGATAGTTGAAAAATCTGGCGGTAGTGACAACAATCCAGTGGGCAGAGCCATTCTGTACGAAGGTAAAGATTCTGTATTTTCATTCAGTAATTTTACTATGGCTCTAAGGATAAAAGAAAAGGAAATATTGACAAGTAGATACTTGTATTATTTTTTATTGGCAGAATACCAGAAAGGGAGTATGAGATTGATGCAAACCCAAACTACAGGTTTACACAACCTCATACTTGACAAATATATGTCCATGACTGTTCTCCTACCTCCATTTTCAGAACAATTGCGTATAACGGAAAAAATAGAGGATTTATTTGGCATAATGGACGCTATAAAAGCTAACCTATAAATTTTCTGCTATTGCATTAAGGGTTGTAAATGCTTCGTTAATAGCATTTACAATCCTTTGTTGTTCTTCATAGGGCGGTATAGGCACATCAATTGCTTTGAATAGCTTTTTATTCAAGTGTGGAATGGCTGAACCGACCTTATTCTCTCGCAATGTTTTGCGATGAAGGTTGATAACTTGTAAAACGTAGTCCGTGTACATGTTATCATTGATTGCCAACTGCTTAAACGTGCTGCCCTGATAACCCTCAACAGGAGTACGGAATACTTCTCCTGAATTCTCGCCATCTACCAATATCAAAAGTGTGTTTGCTGCTACATATTTGCCTGCTGACAAAACTTTTGCTTCACGTTCTCCACGCAGAAACTTCACATCAAGATTAATTCTTTCAACGCCACTTTGCTTCTCGCCATCAACCAAAGAACACAGCATTTGCATAGGCGCAGCTACCCATCCTTCAGGCAGATTGCGATAATGCGGGATACGTTATCTTATATTGTTCCTGTTCAATAAACAAAAACAATATGATAACACAATTCAAAGCGTATCTTGCCAAGACCAATTTGGCAGAAAATACGATTACATCGTATGTATGGACGGTGACGTATTATCTTGAACACTACAAGGAAGTGAACAAGAAGAATCTCTTGGCTTACAAGGGATATTTGGTGGAGAACTTCAAACCGCAAACTGTGAACCTACGGTTGCAAGCTGTAAACAAGTTCCTGGAGTTTAGCAAACAGGAAAAACTGAGGATGAAGTTTGTTAAAGCACAGCAGAAAAACTTCTTGGAAAATGTAATCAGCGATGCCGATTATAAGTTCCTTAAAACAAAGTTGAAAGCCGATGGTTATGACCAATGGTATTTCATCGTATGGTTTATGGCAGCCACTGGCGCACGTGTCAGCGAATTGTTGCAAATTAAGGCGGAGCATGTAAGTGTAGGCTATCTTGACCTATATAGTAAAGGCGGCAAAATGCGCCGTATCTACATCCCCAAGAAACTTTGCATTGAAGCTGCAAAATGGTTGAAAGAACGTAACTTGACAACAGGCTATCTTTTCACCAATCGCACAGGAAACCGCCTTTCCACTCGCGGCATAGCCATTCAGCTAAAGCACTTTGCCGAGAACTACGGCATCAATCGGGAGGTGGTCTACCCACACTCGTTTCGCCACCGCTTTGCCAAGAACTTCTTGGAGAAGTTCAACGACATAGCCCTACTTGCCGACCTCATGGGACATGAGAGCATCGAAACAACACGTATCTATCTACGACGCACAGCAAGTGAGCAGCAGAAGATAGTTGATAAAGTAGTCACTTGGTAATCGCATCAATGCTATTTAGCCATCGTAAGCATTGGACTTACGATGGCTAAATATGGTAATTATAACGATGATGTAATGTTGTCGAGTTGAGCGAATAGTTCTTCTATTTTGGCTACTATGCGTTGTTGCTCGTTTAATGGTGGAAATGGTAATGCATACCCTTTTAATTTTTCCAAAGTGATGGTGTCCACTGTTGTCCCTTTTGAGTTTTTATACATTTGTTCTTGCAAAAAAGGTGATGCCAACCATATCGTGAAGAAAGTTGGATTCCAATGATTGGTATTCTTCAAACAAAGTACGCTTGCATCTTTATAGTAAAAAACATCTTCTTTCCTAACAATATAAGTATAGCCAATACTACCAACTGCCGAAATCATAATATCGTCACAAATTGGAACTCCATATTTTTCTTTTAATTCTGCATAATGTTCCTCTGAAACAAAAAGGTCTTTGTCTGCAAATCCTTCTTTGTTTAGCTGGACTATTTCACGCGCTCGATAGAATGGTATACCTTTATTTTTCCATTCACTTTTCAGAACACGTTTTGCCGAGACAGCTTCAAAAAGACTTCCTATATTCGTCATACACCATCCATCTGGCAGTTTCCCATACTGCGGGTTATCACAAGTGATTTCAGCTTTAGAGTTGATGCGTTTGAGCAGTTCTCTGGCGGGCTCGTCCGTTGGGTCTTGGGGTACGAGTTTGCCGTGAATGGCGAGATCGAGAATTTTACTCTTAGCTTGCTTAATAGATGTTTGAAAACTCTCTTTACCATCCTCTATAACATCTACAACACTAAGCCAACTTCTTAGATTCTCAACAATTCTATATTGTTCTTCTTTTGGGGGTATTGGTATCATTAGTTGAGACAAAATTGTGCCGTTTACGTTTGGCTGTCCGATGCCAACAGATGAACCTTGTATTTGCTCCCAATAGAAACCCGACTCAAAAAAACGTTTAACATATTCCGGTAAAACATCCTTGAAAGTCTGAACTCGTATCAGGTATGATGCGTATATAGCCTTGCACTTTATTCCATGTACAAGATATGATTTTCCAACAGTTGCACCAGTTCTTGCAAAAAGAATATCGCCATCACTCAGTAAGTAATCAGAAACTTTGGCTTCGTCAAAATCAGTATGTGGAACTGTTTTCCAATTCACAGCATTGTCTTGAATATCTGTTATTCTCAATAATTTGTATTCACCTTCAGATTTTGCAGATTCACTTACTCCATATAAAATAGAAGAAGCAATGTCACCGACATTCGTCCAACACCACCCCTCTGGCAGTTCGTAGGGATAATGAGGCTTATCACAAGTAATATGTATGAGATAGTCTTTTCATAAACGACTCGTTACCTATAGTTTTGCAGAAACTAATTTGCAAAACTATGGGCGATTTTAATTACTTACACATCACAGGTGTGAATGACTTGCCGGGCTATCATGCTGCAGCTGCTTTCACTATCAAAACAAGCGAGGTCTTTAAAGAGTCACAAGAGATTTCACCGCGCATTATCAGCGATAAACTCTCCTATATGCTGTGGGGAGCGGATGACCAAATGCCGTTTGATATGATTAAACTCATTGAGAGTGACGAGACACTGAGTACATGTCAGATGTTTAACGCGGAGGTGTGCTATGGGTCGGGATTGGTGTATCAAACGGAGGAATGTAAACCGCAGGTGCAGGAGGAGGTCGAGGACTTCTTCCTCGATAATAACATGGCAAGTTACTTCCTTGGCGTGTGCCAGGACTTTAAACACTTTGGCTTTGCCATTAGTGTGATTATTCTGAATGAAAGTGGTAACAAGATTGTGCGTATTCTACGCAAGGAGGCTTGTTACACGCGCTTTGCGCCTGCTAACAAGGAGGGGGTGATTCCTAAGGTGCTGTATGCGAATTGGCGCAACGCGGTGCGCCCCGAGGAGGTGGAGGTGATTCCGCTGCTTAATCCGCTGAGTCCGTGGACGGACTTGCAGACGCAAGTAAAAAAGGGGAAACGCAAGTTTGCCGTGGTGAGTCGTGTGCCGACGCCTGATAGTACGTACTACCCTATCCCCTACTACGCTGCGCTCTTTAAGGGGAAATGGTATAATATTAAGCAACTGATTGGGATTGCGAAGGAGGCGAAACTTCGGAATTCGGCTCCGATTAAGTATCACATTGAGATTGCGAAGACGTTTTGGGCGAACATCTTTAAGGCGGAGGGTATCACGGACCGCGTGAAGCAGCAGGAACGGGTGAATGAGGAGAAGGATAATATTATCAATTTCCTCACGGGCATGGAGAACTCGGGCAAGGTGCTTTTCTCGGAGTTTTATGTGTCTCCTAATGGGGAGGAACAGCATGATGTGGTGATTAACAAGATTGAAACGGATAAGGAGGGGGGCGACTGGGCTACGGATATAATCGAGGCGGTGAACATGATGTGCTTTACCATGCGTGTGCACTCAAACCTTGTGGGCTCGGTGCCTGGCAAATCGCAAACGAATAATTCGGGCAGCGATAAACGCGAGCTTTATACGATTGCACAGGCTTTGCAAAAGCCGTATCACGACCTTTTGTTTAATGTACACCGACTGATTATAAGGTTTAACAAATGGAACGGGGCTTTTCCCGACTGTCCGTTTATCCAGCTTACGACACTCGATGAAAATAAGGACGCAAAGCAGGTAAGCACAGAAGAGTAACCTCATAACCTAAAACCTCAAAACTACTATGTCTCTATTGATACCCGATAATAATGTACTTCTGCAATTCGTGCCGAATGTGCTGAAGTCTGTGCAAGGCGAGACCTTGCTCTTTGATAAAATTGCTCCGCACTTGGAGGTA